AATAACGTATCAAGAAATTGAAGATAATTGTTTGGAAACAGTCAAAAACAAAAGAACGGAAAAAGCCCACCCAAAAGAGTACCGAAAGTTTAAAGAGAAATACGAAGAGTTTCAGTTGATGTGTTTACCGTCTGATTTTTATAGGCTGTCTATTCGCAAAGCGGTGCAAGGGTGTGATATGATGTGGGAGGCTGTGCGGCAAGGAAAAGTTGTATGGCGAAGTCACGGCATTCATTGGGATTATGATTACAACAGAGTCAGCAAAGACATGCTTACAATGCGTACAACTTGGAAATGGAGGGAGGGCGATAAATGAGAAATGCAATAGGGGTGATTCTTGGGCGAAGAAGCGGAACAAGCACGATGGCGAAATGGTTGTTTGACAATGGTTTTCCGATGCGGGAACCGCTGGACACGCGGTATTTCAAAAATCAACCACAGGGCCATTATGAAAGTTGGGAAGCGCGAGATTGGGATGCAAAGATTTTGCACAGATTTAGCATGACGGCAGGTGTGCCGGGCATGGTGCCTTTTTTGAAGTTTGAACCACTACGTCACTGGTTTGACGACCATGCCGAACCGTTTATCGTCAAAGAGCCAAATGTTAACCTTGTGTGGCCCGTATGGCTTCGCACCGCAACAGAACATGAAAATAAGCGCGATCTTGTGGGCGTGTGGTGCCGAAGATCAGAAGTTGAACAGGTATCTTCTTTGGTGCGGGCTTATAATATGGATGAACAGGACGCAAAATGGTGCGTGAAAATGTATGAAGCGTCTGCTTTGGCGGCGTGCAATGAGTTTCCGGTATTGCAAGTGTGGCTTGACGATGAAAACAGAGAACAAAAAGCCGCCGATTGGTTTATCGAGCATGGGCTTGGCCCACAGATGCCGGGTGTAGAGATCACGAAAGAAGGCGTCACTGTAAATGTTTAATTGCTGCCTGTTCGCCCAGGTAGCGCCCGCCGTGAGTCCACACCCTCCCGTGGCTCACGGCACAAAATTCGTTAGGAGGAAAGATGTCACGCAAGTCAAAAATGGAGAAATCTATGGCAACAGTTACGCAAATCGCAACGGCCACGAAAGAGACACCCGAAACCGTGCAAGATAAAATTCAACCTGTGCCGGTTGAGGCAAAGCTGGAAACCGTCACCTTGTCGAAAAATGATCTTGAGGAATATGTCAAGCGAAGCGTTGCGCAGGGCATTGCCGAAGCACTTGGGCCTGCCCCTGCACGCAAGAAAACAAATGCCGACTTTGCCGCAGCGCAGACAGGGCCGGGGTATCAGACGCAAGAAGATGTGGCCATGCTGGCAACAATGGTTGGCCCTGTGTCTCACTCCAAAACGTTCATTCCTTGTGTGCCTGAGTATGTGGCAACAAAAGACTTGATGGAACACCAGGGCGTTATCAGCCAACTGCAATCAATGGGCTATTCAGTATTTTTGAAGGGCGTGGAATTTTCCGTCCTGTATCAACCCGCAGATGAAAAAGGTGTTTTGATTCGTGGCAAGGCAGAGCCAGAAGCCGCAAAGCCATTGATTAAAGCATTGCAAAACTTGGATTGTATTTACTCGCGGGTGTGGCTGGAACGTTGGGCGGCAGGCAAAGCGCTTATCGGTGAACGCCAAGTTGAACAGGCCGTTGCAAACGAACGGCGCGGGATTCGCCCGCAGGCGGGCGCCCCAAATCCTGTGATGGTGCAATATCAAAAAACATTGGAACGGGCTGAAAATCGCCAGTTTGGTGCAGGCGATGATAATATCGAAGGTATCGACATGGGCAGTGCCAAAGGTGCTGCGGGTGTCGAGACTTTTGCATTGAGCCAATCACGATAACTCGAATCCATAGAGATTGATATGCCCTATAGTCCAAATATGGGTGGCTTGCCCGAAGGGGTGAAGCCAAAAAATAGAATACTAAAGTTGCTCGCCGATCTAATGCTTCCGAGTGATCCCGCCGATGCTGCGGGTGATCTCGCGGGGCCAATGATGGCAGCAGAGCGTGTGGGCGCAAAGGCAATAAAGGGCGTGGCCCCTGAAGCTGTTGAGGCGTTTAAGCGGTGGTTTGGCAAGAGCAAGGTGGTCGATGAGGCAGGGGAGCCATTGAGGGTGTTTCATGGCACGCAAAGAACCCAAGATAGTTGGAAAAACGGCGCTGGTGATGTTTTCAAGCCAACAAAAACCGGAGCCCTTGGCCCTGGTAATTACGTTGCAATATCGTCAAAAAACGCATCGGACTACGCAAATATTATACGGCGGGGAAAAGATGATGCAGTTCCATCAATGATGCCATTGTATGCATCTGTTAAAAACCCACTGAAAATATCAGATGTAAATGCTTCATCGGAAGAGCTTTTCAAACGGTTCGATCCGTCTGGGAAACTTTCAGACGACGAAGTGCTTCAAAAGGTAAAAGACGCGGGATATGACGCGGTGTGGGCGGTGAAGCAGGGCGAGATCAACGTGTTAAATTCCAATCAACTAAAATCAGCAACGGGCAACAGTGGTGCATTTGACATGACAGATCCCAACATAATAAAATCTCTTGTCCCTTTTTTGCTTTACAATTTAGGACAGAAACCGCAGGATAAAAAATGACATTGACAACACTATTGACGCTTGCGGGTGCGCGTGCTGGCAACAAAACACTGTCCACTTCAGAAAAAGACCGCGTGCGAACATATTTCAATATCGTTCAAGCAGATTTGCAAAATCTGGCTAAATGGCGGTTTTTGTATAAAACATCGACCATTACCACAACAGCCGCAACGCGCTCTTATTCTTTGGCTTCCAATGTGGCTTACCCGATCACGTTTTGGGATTATACCAATAACCGGGAAATGCGCATTGTAAACCCTGAAGACATCGACAGGGATGACCCCGATCAGGACGAAGACGGAGAAGCCCGGTGGGTGTCGATGACAGGTGTTAATAGTTCGACAGGGTATTGGGAAGTTGACTTATATCCCACACCCGACACATCAAGCGAATCTGTGAAGTATCGGTATTATGCTTTTTGGCCCGACTTGGACAGTGATGACGATGATACAGAATTGTTGACACTTGGCTATCCTCGGCATATTCAAAATATTTTGTATTGGGGCACAGCAGCAATGTGGTGTGAAGAGGGCAACCACAAACCCGCACCGGACGAATGGGCCAAATATGCCATTTCTCTTGAGGCGGCGTTAAAGGTGAACGGCGCTATAAATGTGCAACCGCGCACATTGTTACAACGTGCTGACGAAACGCAACGGTTGAGTATTACTTATTCAGTGACACCAGACCCGTAGTTATACAGGGAACAATATGCCCACGATAGAATCTACTCAAACGGTCACGCATGGCCCATTTTTCAAGGGAGTGGACTATTCCGTGCCTGCCGATGAGATTGATTATAACACATTGTATGAAATGGAAAACTTTACGATCAACAGCGCTGGCCATGCATTTAAGCGCAACGGGTCAACGCCTATCAATGGCACGGCATTAAATAGTGGTGCGTCTGTGACGGCAATAGGCAATCAGCGATTTAGTGCGGCAAGTTCAAAGACGTTTGCCATTATTGGCAACAAATTTTATGAAGACATTATGGGCACACCAACAGACCGAACAAGCACGGCAACCATTACGGCTGGCGATGATTTGACATGGGAACTGGTGAACGCAGATGGCACGCTTATTGGCCACAATGGCGACAGTGGTGACACAATTATCAAATGGCCGGCAAGTGGGAATATTGCCGCGTTGGATGTGGATAGCAGATTTACTACAGCAAAGCATGTGGAATGGTTTGACAGGCGTGCTTTTTGGGGCAACCTGTCATCAGGCGTCAATCGCGTATGGTATTCCGATACGGATGACATTGAGACTTACGGGGCATTGAATTTTTTTACATTTGATACTGACGTGACGGGTATAAAGAAATGGGTAAACGGTTCAGGGTGTGTTATACATACTGAAAATAGTTTAATAATGCTATCCCCTACAGGTGACGCATCTGTGCCATATCGGAAAAACCTTATCAGCACAGGGGATGATGTTCTTGGTGGATCGCTGTCTGGCCGATGTATTATAAATGTGCCAGGGTTTGGTCAAGTCTTTCCAAGACGCGATGGCATCTATTCTTTTAACGGGCAAGAGCGCATTGCAAAAATTTCCTACCGGTTGGACGGATCACGATTTTGGGACAACATCAATGCAGATCGGTTGGCATATTCATTTGCTCAAATTTATCCAAATCGAAACGAAGTATGGTTTTGGCTGCCATATGGATCGGGGCAAGTAAAAATGAATATTGTAATGGTGTTGAATTATAGATTATCTCAGCGCGTCGGCGAACCCGTATGGTATGGGCCATATGTCGATTTAACCCGCAACTGTGCAGCTTTAATTAGCGATAAACCACATTTTGGTGGATTTGACGGGTTTGTTTATAAACACGATATTGGAACCGTTGATGATGATGGCACCACGGATAATGCCATTGATGGGTATATAGTATCCGGGTCTTCTGCACCTTTTGGTGGAAAAGTTGACTGTGATTGGATAAGTGCCAGGACATTTTTTGAGATTTCCGGCAACCATGACATAGAAATGACCGAAATTTCGCCGGATATACCATCTGACACACAACTAATTCATATGGGCGGATCATATGACGCTATTGGTGTTGACTTTGCCATTGGCGTAAGTGCAATTGCAGGTGATAGTGAGGTGCAATATTCTGACAAAAAATTGTCGGGGAAGTCGCCGTTTAAACAATTAAAATATCGTAACGGAAATGCGTCTCAACCATGCACAATCAGAAAAACAGTTTTGGCTTTTGATCCCATTGGAACTGTTTACCGCGATGTTTCGGGGGCAAATTAAATGGCCGTAAAGCGAATTAAAATATCTGACAATCCCTGGGTTCAAAACCAGATAGGCAAAGCTAGCAATTTAAGCGGAGAAGAAGGACAGTGGACGCAAGAGGGCGATGTTGCTGTCTTTACGCCTAATGCGCAGTCAAGCCCAACGCTTACGCAAATGGCAGCACAACCCCCCGGAATCACTCAACAATCGGCACAACAGCCAACGCTTACGCAGATGGCAGCACAGCCAAACTTTGCACCAGCACAACAGCAACAAGTGGGCATTGGTAGCTTTAAACAACAACAGTTTAATCAGCCTTTGCCCCAAACAAATTTACCACCCCCTCCACAGCAACAAAATCAAAACATGCGCGTGAATGTGGCCCCTGCGCCTATGCCGTGGATGCAACAGGGTGGGTATGGCTACGGTCAGCAGCGGTATAACCCTTATGCCCTTTCTGGTACGCCAGCACGGGCATTTAAAACGGCAACGGGAGATACGGGGGATAAGGGTTCTGGTGATACCATTCCCATTGGTTCGCAGCCCCCAATTGACGACGGTGCTGTTGACAGAAATCGCGATCCAAATGCCTGGACGGATGAAGGGCCACCAGGGCGTGGCGATTTGCGGCCTATGCCTGTACAGCTTCCGTATGACTATCTCGATCCAAATTTGACTCAAATTGATCCATTTACAGGCTTGCCATTGCCTATTGATCAGCGCGGGTCGGGTGTGCGATATACACCGGGTTCTCAGGGTTCTCCCAATACTCTTGATCTTGCACCACCTCCTGATGTTTGGGGCGATGGTGGGCCGGACAATTCTCGCCCACAAGCTCCAGCGGGACATTATGGGCCTAATGGGCCACAAGGATCGTATGTTCCGGGCAGTGGAGCCGATCCAAATCCACAGCCGGGAACGGGCCAGCAGCCGGGCAGTAGCGGAACCGGTAAAACGCTTGAGCAGCGCATTGCAGAGGCAATGGCAAAGGAAAATGCACAGCAGAATGGTGGAACTTTCCCGCCGGTTGGCACACAGACACAGCCCGGCAAACAGGTAAACACGCCGCCGTCAATAACAGCACAAACACAACCGGGAAAACAGCAACCGGGAACCACGCAGCAGCCGCCAACAGGAACGCAACCTCCTACAGGTCAGCAGCCGCCTACGGGCCAGACTCGCCCGATGGATGGTAATTTCCAATGGGATGCCAACGGAGATGGTAAAATCACATTAGACGATATTTATGCTGCCCAAAGACTCGGCGCAGGGCCGGGAACCGGAACGGGCAACACTGGCACAGGCCAGCAACCTGGCGGTGGATTGCCGGGTCAAAATGCGCAAGGTTTTGGATTGGATGACATTCTCAACGGAATCCAGCAATTGATGCCCGGATGGATGGGTACATTGCTGGATAAATATCAAGGCTCAAGCGCAACAGGAGGCAACGCGACAGGGGGAAATGCCACAGGTGGTAACGCCGCTGGTGGGCAAGGTGGTGGTGGAGGCCAGGGAGGTAATGCCGCAGGCGGTCAAGGTGGCTCCGGAACGGGCGGCACATCTACCGTGGGCAATGTTGGCGGTGGCTCTGTAGGCAACACATCAACTGGCCCATCGACGGCAACAGTAGGAAATACCTCAACGGGTGCATCAACGGCAACCACAGGCGCATCGACGTCTTCCATTGGCAATATCAATCTATCCCTGCCGGGCACGGAAGGTCTTGAAAGAGATCTGGCTAAATTGATGGCTGAATTTGAAGCGATGAACCAACAACCCGACCCCAATGAGGATTTATATCGTTATCTGATTTCATCGTATGGTGGCCTGAGTGAAGGACTAAGTGGCCTTGAGCAGCAGATTGCCGGGCTTGCCAATGGTGGTGGCACAGGTGGTAGTGGCGGCACAAATGTTGGCGAATTGTTGACAAATTTACCTGCACTGGCCAACCCATTGACAAAGCCAGCACGCGAAGCAGCCCCGACAACTCCGGCAAAAGTGACGGATAATACGCGAGAACTAAACAATCTCAACCCATCGGTTGTAAATCCTGAAATATTGGCCACGCTGCAAAAGACGCTGATGGATAGGCTCAATGGGCCTATCGAAAATGATCCGCGCACAAAGTCAACGCTTGCCGATCTGGAAAAACAACAGGCAGATCAACGGGCGCAGCGCGTCGAAGATTTGAAGCGGCTGGGTATCACGCAAGATGATGGCAGTTACTTCAGCGAGGGGGATAAGCTCAGTGAACAGTTTACCCGTGAACGATTGGCAGCGTTGTCCAATGCAGAGAATTTGCGCAATCAGGATATTTCCAGTGCGCTGAACTTGGGCAACGTGCAAGGTGGGCTTAATACCACGGATGCAAATTTGGGCCTTGAGGGCAAACAACTTGGGTTGACGGAACGGTTGAATCTGACAAATCAGGCATTGGATGAGCGCGGCCAGGATTTGTCGGGTCTGTTGGATATATACGGTAAAAATATCAGCCAACGTGGCCAGGACATCGGCTTAGACACAGCCGGTGCAGGACTGTCGCTTGAACAGATGCTTGGCGTTGGCAATTTAGGGGTGCGCGAAAAAGAAGCGGATGCCAGCATTAAAACGCAAGAAGCATCCGTTCAAAATGCAAAAGCGGCGTTGAGTCAACAAAACTATGCCAACTTGATAAACCTGTTAAACACCAACGCAGGGAAAAGTATAACAGAACTGCTCAAAGATGCTGGTGGTTGGTTGTGGGACACTGCAACGGGCAAGAAAAAAGAGGGATAACATGGTTAACATTTTACAGGCACTTGGTAGGGCTGTCAATTCACCTGTGACTCAGGGGATTGCCACAGGGATTAATCAAGTTGATGCCCGCAATAAAACGCAGGGAATGCTTGACGAAAAGCGCAAGCGTGAACAGGCGGAGCGTGACTTTGCTTTAGAATTTAACACGCAGATAACAGGAGGTGACGTTTTTGGGGCAATGGCTTCATTGCAAAAATTTCAGGGGATGCTTTCGCCCGAAACGATCAGTGCGGCACGTCAAGAGATAGTGGCCGAAAAAGATAAGGTGAAACAAACCGATGGGTTGAGATTGTTTAGTTCTCGCGTATTATCCGTCACTTTTGCCGGAGTTGTCGGGGCTGCTTCGCGTGCTGGCT